GAGAATGCCGACTTCAAAGCCAAGGCCGAGCGCATGGCCGGCGGTGAGCGCGGCTCGAATCGCTTCGAAGCCAAGGCGCTGACCACCGTGTCGTCCGGCGCGAACATCGTGGCGGATCGCCAATCCGGCGTCATCATGCTGCCGGAACGTCCGATGACGGTGCGTGATCTGATCACCCCGGGCCGTACGTCTTCGAACAGCGTCAGCTACATGAAGCAAACCGGTTTCACCAACAACGCTGCGCCGACCGCCGAGGGCACCCGCAAGCCTGAATCGACCATGGTGATGGCGCTGTCGACCGCCAACGTGGTCAAGCTGGCGCATTTCATGAAGGCGTCCACCGAGATCCTGGCCGACTTCCCTGCGCTGCAATCGATGATCGACGGCCAGCTGGTCTACGGTCTGAACTACGTGGAAGAACTGCAGCTGCTGAAAGGATCCGGCGCCACGGGCAACCTGAATGGTATCTACACCCAGGCCACCGCCTACGCCGCACCGTTCACCATCGCCAGCCCGAACAACATCGACACGCTGCGCTTGGCTCTGCTGCAGTCGGAACTGGCGCTGCTGCCTTCCACCGGCATGGTGCTGCACCCAACCAACTGGGCGGCCATCGAGCTGCTGAAGGACACCCAGGGCCGCTACCTGATCGGCAATCCGCAGGGCACGCTGTCGCCGACCCTCTGGGGCCGCCCAGTGGTGACCTCGCTGGCGATGACCGTTAACACCTTCCTGACCGGCGCCTTCAAGATGGGCGCGCAGGTCTTCGACCGCGAGCAATCGGGCATCATCATCGCCACCGAAAACGAGGACGACTGGGTGAACAACCTGATCGCCATCATGGCCGAGGAACGCCTGGCACTGGCCGTTTATCGGCCGGAGGCATTCATTAAGGGCGCCCTGACCGCGCCGTAAGATTCTGGCCGCCCTTCGGGGCGGCTTTTCCTACTATTCAGGGAGCATAAAATGACAACCGTAAAAGTATTGCAAAGCGTGTCGCACGGCCGCTTCCACCTGCACGAGGGCGAGACCCGCGACGACATGGGTCAAGCCGATGTGAACACGCTTAAGGAACTGGGCTTCGTGGAGGACGCCGAGCCGCAGGCCAGCAAAGCTCCGAAGACCGCGACCGACAGCAAACCGGCCGAGGACAACCTCGACGATCTGGTCGGTGGCGAGAAGATGGCCGACGACGTGCAGAACAAAATGGAAGACGCGCCGGCTAACAAAGCCGCCCCTGCTCCTAAAAAGAAACACTAAAAAGAAACACTAACAGGAAACCGCTATGACCATTCGCCTGCTCGCCACTTACGACGGGTTTCCGCCCGGTTCTATCATCACGATCGATCCGGCGCTGGAAGCGGCGTTTATTGCTGCCGGAAACGCTTCCGCCAATCTGGCGGGCGGTGTGGTCATGTACCGCGAGCGCCACCCGTTGATGATCGTGCCAAACGCCAAACGGCACGGCACCGCCAACCTGGTGGCCAACCGCAAGGTTACGGTGCCGCTGGCGGAGGGCACTGCTCTCACGATCACGCCGACGGCCGGTACCACAGGCACCTACCAGCGTTACGACGCCAGCGGCGGCGCCGTGGGCGCGCTGACGACGATCGGCGCATCGGCCCTGGTGGTAGGGCCGTTCGAAGGTGACTTCACGATCGAGATCAAGTGCACGACCGGCTCGCTGGGGGCGAAGGTTGGCGATGCGGTGCTGAATACCCCGGCTGTGGTTTCCACGACCTCCGGGGTATCGCTAACTGCCCCTGATGGGACCCCCATCAAGCTGCCAAGCACGAAGGCGCCACGACGATGTGTCGCCATGACTGACTCACGGGACGCCTATGCGCAACGAATTCGCGCACCTGGCATTTATGATGGCCGTCCATGGTTCGCAGTCTCGGGCATCGGCGCTAGCTTCGGTATCGGCTTGGCGACCACCATCATGGACAGCGGCGGAAACGCTGGCGCTGCTGGCGATGTGGGCGGAAACTACACCGGCACTCTGGCAAGCGACGCTACGGGTAAATTGCGTTGGACGCGCACCGGTGATACTCCGGGCCAATATACCGATGTATCCGCCGGCGGCTGGTTCTACCTTGCCAGCGGAACGAATGCTATGGGCCTGCTCGTCGGCATTCTCGCCAGCACGCCAATAACGCCAAACGTTTCCGTCACCGTTACCAGTTCCGGCTTCCCTGGAACTTGGGAGTGGGATGCTCGCGGGCCTATGACATGGCTTGCTTCTTACCTTGGCGAAGCATTCCAGGATTATCAAGTTTACGGTCTGCCTGGCGCAAAAACGTCCGACCTGCGCAAAACACTCGCCTATGTTTTTGCGCAAGATGTGGAGGCGCTGATCGTTGACGTAGGAGTGAATGATATATCTGACACCGCGTCCACGCTGGCCGAGGCGCAGACCAGCATCGCGGAGAAGAAGCTGATTATTGACTACGCCTGCGCCCGCGCGCGCCGTGTCTACGTTGCTGAAATTGCTCCAGCATCCAGCAAGGACGCCGCAGCTAACAAGTGGATCGCGCATATCAACAATGCCATCCATGCGTATTGCCTGACAAAGCCAAATGTGCGCTTCATCTCGACTGCGTACAAGCTGGTGGACTACCCGAGCGCAACCGGTGCCCCTACTGGTAAAACCGGCGTGTACGCTGACGGCCTGCACTACCTCGCGTATGGCGGCTATGTGAATGGCATGAAGTGCCGAGGCCCGGTTATCGGCATCGACTATCCACCAGTTCCGCGCAGGCAGTTGAACCTGGAGACATGGGACAGTACGCTGCTGTCCGGCTCCTTCAACGCTAACCCATCGCTGCGCGGCTCGGGGGGTACGTACGGCCCTGGCGGCGCAGCAGCCAGCGGAATAACTGGAGTAGCCCCACCAGATGGTTGGCGGCAGCGTCGGACCAATGCCACCGGATCCACCGGGGCCGGGACGCAGGTATGCGTCAATTCCGTGTTGGCAGATCCGACCAAGGGACAAAGCCTGTTTGCCATGACGGTATCTGGTGCAGCTTCCGGCGATCGTCATGAGATTGACCAACTCACGTTTGCCCGCCCTACAAACTTCTTGGATGGCGAGTATTTCCGTTTGGTTGCACGGCTTGCGGTAGGAGGTTGCAGCGGCGGCGGGTTAGCCATTTTGACGGCGGTCTGCTCCGCAAACAACGGGAAGAACAGTATCATCCTTCATCAGTTGCAACCCGGCGCTGCATTCGACACCTTCACCAACGAATTCACAGGGTCGGGCGACGGGGTTTTAGAGCTGTCGTCCGAGCCGCAGAAATTGCTGCCGGGCGCGACGACATTCTCCATGACCCTTTCGGCAGGTGCTTTTGTCGGGACTGGTGTGGCGACGGTGTACGTCGAGCAGTTCTATACTGAGAAATGTGCGGGTCCGGCGTACCCATAAATCACTTATCAAAAATGATAAAAGTCATCACCCCACCGACCGACGAACCGATCACCCTCGCGGAGGCTAAGGCCAACCTGCGGGTGATCGGCACCGATGAGGATAGCGACATCGAGCGCATGATCCGCACCGCGCGTCAGATGGCCGAGGAACGGCTCAACCGCGCGCTGATGCCCCAGGTGTTGGCCTTCGGGGCTGACGGCTTCTGCGGCGCGCTGAAGGTGCCGCGTCCGCCGCTGGTCGAGATCGACAGCATCAAGTATATCGACGCCGACGGCGCCGAGCAGACCGTGCCGGCCGGCTACCTGGTCGACGAGTTCGTGGACCCGCCCATGATCACCCCGGCCTACGGCACACCCTGGCCCACATCCAGGACGCAAGCCGGCGCCGTGGTCGTGCAGTACCAAGCCGGCTATGCCGACGCGGCCAGCGTGCCCGAGCCGATCCGCCAGTGGATGCTGCTGGCCATCAACGCGTTCTACGAGCACCGCAGCATGGTCAACGAGGGCCAGACCTATGCGCTGCCCGAGGACTTCCACAAGTGGCTGATCCAGCGATACGTGGTGTACCAATGATCACCGGCGGCCAGTTCGACCGGCGCATCACGATCCAGCGTCCGACCGTGGCCGACGACGGCGAGTACGGGCCGCAGCCGGGCGAGTGGGAAACCGTCCTCGCGCGCGTGCCCGCCCAGGTGTGGGACACGCTGCCCGGCAACGCCGAGCGCAACGGCCAGGCCATCAACCTGTCGGAGAAGCCGGCGCGCGTGCGCATCCGCTACATGCGCGGCATCACCTCGGACATGCGGGTGATCATCCACAACGAGGTCGACACGATCCACCAGATCAGCGCGGGGCCGGCTGAGATCGGCCGGCGCGAGTGGCTGGAATTCACCATCAAGGAGTTCAGCTCGTGAGCCAGGAGAACATCACCGGCGGCGCGGCGCTCGACGCCCTCTTGCAGACGCTGCCCGCCAAGCTGGAGACGAACATCATGCGCTCCGCGCTGCGCGCCGGGGCCAAGGTGTACCTTGATCAGGTCAAGCAGAACATTCCGGTGGAGCATGGCCTGCTGCGCCAGTCGGCGCGCATCACCACGCGCAAGACGCGAGACGGCCAGGTGTCGGCCAGCGTCAAGGTCGGCAACGCGCTGGCCTTCTACGCTCACATGGTCGAGTACGGCACCCGCGCCCACAGCATCACCGCGCGCGCGATGACCGTCAACGGCAACACCGTGCGCAGCGTCGAGCACCCTGGCTCGCGCCCGCACCCGTTCATGCGGCCGGCGGCCGACGAGAAGTTCTCTCAGGCCGTCGCCGCCGTGCAGGCGCAGATCCGCAAGCGCTTGACCAAAGAGGGTTTGGACGTGCCCGCCGCCGTGCCGCCCGACGAGGCCGCCGCATGAGCGCCGTCGCCATCGTCCGCGCGCTCCTGGCCGCAGACTCGGCGGTCCTCGCACTGGTGCCAGCCGACCGGATATACGCCGGCGCCGCCACGCAGTTCGCGGTGCTGCCGGTGATCAGCGTCACCCGCATCTACGGCGACGAGATCAGCACCATCGCGCGTCGCCAGGCCGGCAAGACGATGCGCACCCGCGTGCAGGTCACGGTGCTGGCGAAAGACCCCGGCGGCTATGCGGCGAGCGAGAAAATCTTGAAAGCCGCAGCGCTCGGCGCGGGCGTCCACACCGGCCAGGTGTTGTCGTACCACGTCAAGTCCATCCTTCAGCAGGGCGAAGGCCCGGATCTGCCGGTGGGCGACGATAAAATACATGAAAAGTCGCGGGATTTCATGGTAACTTTTTCCGAACCGAATTAGAATACGGTATCGGTTTGCCCGCCCGTCACGCAATGGTGCGCGCGGGCATTCAACAGGAGAAAACATTATGCCGTTTCCAGCAGATTTCGAGACCTACGCAGGCTCGCGCCTGTTCATTAAAGCCGGTCGTCCGACCGACAACACCGAGGGCGCGTTCGAAACGTTCTTCGCCGCCGCTGACGTCTTCGAGTTCACCGTCACCCAGGTGGGCGCCATGGAAGGCCGCCAGTCGAACACCTCCGAATTGGACGTCGTGAGCCAAGGCTTGGTGCGTCGCCGCGTTGGCAACTACCAGCTGATCGACTCCGAGTGGATGGTGCTGGAAGAAGGCGAAGACGGCACGACCGTAGCCTTTGACGCCGCCGACACCGCAATGCGCGCCCGCGCGGTCGCTTCGTTCGCTGTGGTCCGGCAATCCGGTTCGGTACTGTACTGCACCGCGCAGGTGTCGAACCTGTCCGAATCGGGCGGCGGCTCGAACGACAACCTGGTCTACGCCATGACCCTGTTGCTGCAGTCGGAAGCGCTGAAGGCAACGACCCCGGTTATCCCGACTCCTGATACCACCCCGTAAGAACCCGGCCATTCGGCCACAACCAGCACTGACGGTCGCCTGTCGCCCTTGGGAGGGCGCAGGCGGCCGAAGGTGCATTAATCCTCCCAAGAAAGAATCGACATGAAAAGCTTAAAATCCCTCGCCATTCTGCCGGTCGGCAAGTACGAAGTGACCGACGCCAAGGGCAACGTCCAGTACCAAGAAGACGGCGTGACGCCGTGGACCATCACCCACCACAGCCCCGGCACCAAAGTATTCCAGGCCGCGCTGCACGATTTCACCGAGAAGAAATCCGGCGGCCTGTCCGCGCTGATCAACGGCAAGGACAGCAAGCGCGCCGCCGACGCGGACACCGAAGACCTGGCCGTGTTCCTGGCCGCGATCACTATCTCCTTCGACGGCTTCGACTACGAGGGCAAGGTGGGCAACGCGGCTTTCCGCGCGGCCTACAAGGATCTGGAGATCGGCCACATCGCCGCCGGCCTGAACAAGTTCGCGGGTGATCGGGGAAACTACTTGCCAGAGCAAGCGACGACCTCCACCGATTCGTCCGCTTCGCAGCCTGGCTAAACGCAACGCCCGAGGCCAACACCTCGGATACGAAGGCGCCGCCGGAGAAGCCCCGGCGCGACACGATCGAGGCCAGCGGCTTGCCGCTGGAGCTACCCCCGGTGTCTTGGGGGCGCGACCTGTTGGACTACCTGTGGGAGATAGGCCCGACCAAGAAAGACGGGCCGATTGAAGCGGTCGATTTGGTGGCGTGGGAGCACCTGCTTGGTATAGAATGGCAACCGTACCAGTCGCGGCTGCTGATCAAATTGTCCAAGGCGTATTTGGGCGAATCGTTCGCCGCGACGAAGCGCGAAGCACCTTGCCCATGGCCTGAGTTCGAAGCAAAATGGCGGTGGGCGCGGAACCAAAAAGCGGAGAAGTCCCTCGACCGCGAGGAAAGGCGCCTTGAGCGCAAGGCCAAGAAACTGGAGAAGTCCTAATGACGATTGTCAGCGATGTTGAGATCCGCCTACGCGCTGACATAGCCCGTCTTCAGCAGGACTTGACCCAGGCCCGGCGCGACGTCACCGGCGCCCTCAACGCGATGAGCGCCAGCGCGCGGGCCGTCAAGGGTCTGCTCACTGGCCTGGCCGCCGGCCTCTCGGTCGGCGCGTTCGCCTCCTTCATCAAGAACAGCATCGACGCCGCCGACGCGCTCAACGACATGAGCGCGCGCACCAAGGTGGCGATCGAGGATCTGGCCGGCCTCTCCTATGGGGCCAAGCTATCGGACACCCAGCTTGAGGGGGTGGCGGCGTCCATCTCCAAGCTCAGTCAGAACATCGGCAAGGACGGGGCCAAGTTCCGCGAGCTGGGCATCACCGCCACCGAACCGCTCGAAGCGTTCAAGCAGCTCTCCGACATCTTCAAGAACATTCAGGATCCGCAGCAGCGCGCGGCCTTCGGCGCCGAGGTGCTGGGCAAGTCGTGGCAGGAAGCCGCTGTGCTGCTCGACAACGGCGCCGCCGGCATCGACACGCTGATCGGCAAGGGTAAGCAGCTTTCCGGCATCACCGAGCAGGTGGCCTCCGATGCCGGCGCATTCAACGACAAGCTTGACGAACTGGGCTTCGCAGCCCAGGGTCTCGGCACGCGCATCGCTGCCGGGCTGCTGCCGACGTTGCAAAAGGTCGCCGACTCGATCTCGGCCACCGACGTCAGCGGCGAGAAGCTGAGCGGCACCATCACGGTGCTGTCCGGTGCGCTCAAGGGCCTGTACTCGGCCGGCGTGGTCGTCGTCGAGATGTTCACCACGCTGGGCAAGGCGGCCGGCGCGGCGGCAGCGGTCACGGTGGCTGCGCTCTCGGGAGACTTCAAGGGCGCCGTCACCATCTACAAGGAAGTGGCGGCCGACGTCGGCACCGGATGGGTGGACGCGGCGAAGAAGATCTCCGGCGCCTGGAGCACCACCGCCACCGACGTGGCGAAGTCGGCCGACGACACGGCCAAGGCCACCGGCGACAGCGGCAAGAAGGTGGCCGCGTTCCTCAACTCCGGGGAGATCAAGGCGGCGCGCGACAAGGCCGCCGCCGACGCCGAGGCGGCCATCGAGAAAGAAAAGAAAGCCTACTCCGGCCTGATCGCTTCCATCAAAGAGAAGATGGCCGCCGACCGGCTGGAGATCGACGGCGGCGAGGCGCTGACCGATTCGCAGAAAGCGCGCATCAAGCTCGATGAGGAACTGGCGGCCGGTAAGATCGTGCTGACCAAGGAGCACATCAAGGAGATCCGCGCGCTGCTCGACAACGCGCAGGCGCTGGAGAAGAACGCCGCCGCCGCCAAGCAGGTGCGCGCCGCCGTCGCCGCTCTGGCCGACGAGCGAGACGCCAACTACACCGCGCTGGTGGCCGAGGCCGCCGCAAACGAGGACTTGGTGGCCGTCTACGGCAAGACCAAGCTGGAGATCGCGCAGTTGACCCTCGCGCGCGACGAGGACCGCTTGTCGCAGCGTGGCGCGCTGGAGCTGAGCGAGGACACCGTGGCGCAGCTGGAGCGCGAGATCGAAGCGCGCAAGCGCAACGCCGCCGCCATGGGCAACCTGGAAGTTTTGGAGAAGCAGAAGAAAGCCAGCGACGACGCGGCCGCCGCGCAGGTGTCGTTCTGGAAAAGCATCGACGACACCGCGCACGCGACGTTCGTCTCGATCCTCGATGGCAGCAAGGACACCGCCACGCGCCTGAAGGACACCTTCAAAAATATCTTCTTCGACTGGCTCTACCAGCAGACGATCAAGAAGTGGATCATCAATATCGGCACCTCGTCGTCCGGCGGTGTGGGCGACATCGCCACGGCCTTGGGCGGCGGCGCATCGGCGGGCGGTGCGGGTAGCAGCGCCATAGGTCTGATCAACGCGGGCAAGTCGATCTACGAAGGATTCACCACCGGCTTCGCTGGTGCCGGCGCCACACTGGGCGGCTACGTCACCACGCTGGGCAACCTGTTCGGATCGTCGGCCACCTCGGCCTTCGGCGCCGGCATGGGCCTGACCAGCAGCCAGGCCGCCAGCGCGGCGGCAGCGTACAACAGCGCGGGCATGGCCAGCACCGGCTCGGCGATCTCCAGTGGCTCGGCCGTGGGCGCCGGCGTCGGCATCTTCGCCGGCGCGGCGGGCGGCTACCTCGGTGGCAATCTGATCTCGGGCCAGTACGGCAGCAAGAACACCGTCGCCGCCGGCACCGCCATCGGCGCGGCGATCGGCAGCATTGTGCCTGTGGTCGGCACCGCGCTCGGCGCCCTGATCGGCGGCCTGCTCGGCGGCGTCGCCAATCGGCTGTTCGGCATGGGCGAGAAGAAGGTGCAAAGCACGATCATCGACGGCTCGCTCACCGCGACCGGCGCCACCGGCAACAACGTGAGCACCTGGACGCAGAAGGGCGGCTGGTTCCGCAGCGACAAGAAGGGCACCGACAGCACCGCACTCTCGAGCGAGCAGTCGGCCGCGTTCTCGTCCACATACAAAGCGATCCTCGACGTGTCCAAGGTGCTGGGCGACACCATCGGCGCCGACACCTCCGCGCTGTCGACGCGCGTGCAGAAACTTAGCATCGACCTGACCGGCTTGGCGACGGACTCCGACAAGCTCGGCGCCATCACCAAGTTCTTCGAAGGCGTCGCCGACAGCATCGCCGTGGAACTGGTGCCGAACCTGACCAAGTTCCAGAAGGAAGGTGAATCGCTGAGCGTCACCATGGAGCGCATCGTCAGCAACTATGCGAGCCTGGACACCATGCTCGCCGCTGTGGGCACCTCGTTCGGCGCGGTCGGCGCCGGCAGCATCGCCGCGCGCGAGAGTTTCATCGCGGTCAACGGCGGCCTCACCGCACTGGGCAGCGGCTTGTCCTACTTCCAGCAGAACTTCCTGTCCGAAGCCGAGCAACTGGCCCCGGTGCAAAAGCAGCTGACCGACGCGCTCAAGGCGATGGGCGTGGCCGGCCTGACCACCAACGACCAGTTCAAGACCTATCTGCTGGGCTTGGACAAGACCACAGAGGCCGGCGCGACGATGTTCGCCCAGCTGCTGGCGCTGGCCCCGGCCTTCAACGAGATCACCAAGGCCACCGAGGCGGCGGCCAAGGCTGCGGCGGACGAAGCCAAGGCCAAGGCGCAAGCGGAGGCCGAGATCGCCGCCGCCCAGGTCAAGGCCGCGCAGGAAGTCGCTGCCGCGCTGGCGGCGACGAACAAAGGCTATCAGGACCAGATCGACGTTATCATCGCTGCGCGCGGTGGCGAGGCCGCTGTGCGCGCGCTGGAGATCAAGGGCATGGACGCCAGCACCGTGGCTCTGTACGACCGCCTGGCCGCGCTGAAGGCGGAAGAGAAGGCCACCGCCGACGCAGCGCAGGCCGCCAAGGATCTGGCCACCGCGCAGATCGCGCAGGTCAACGCCCTGATCTCCGCGATCAGCGCGGCCTACAACGACTTGAAAACCGTGGTCGACGCGCAGAAGACAGCCGCCAAGACCGCGCTCGATGCCGCACTCGCCGCCATCAACGACAGCATCACGGCGGTGACGACGAAGATCGGCAACTTGAAATCGCTGTCCGACGCCCTGGCCGCGCCGATCACCGCAGTGCGCAGCGCGCAGCAGAACGTGGCGTCGTACGGCGCGGCCCGCGCCCAGGTGGTGGCGGCCATCGCAATCGCCAAGGCGAGCGGCGTGCTGCCGTCGGCCGAGAGCCTGAAGGATTCGCTCGCGGCGCTGGCCGGTAACAGCACCGACAATTACGGCAGCATGACCGAGTACCTGCGTGATCAGGCCGCCGCCGGCCGCGACATCAAGGAACTGGGCGCGATCACCGACTCGCAGCTCTCGGTGGCCGAGCGCACCCTGCTCGCTTTGCAAGACCAGAAGACCGCGACGCAGCGCGCGTATGACATGCAGATCGCACGCCTCGACGCGATCCTCGAAGAGCAGCGCAAGGCGGTGGCGATTGCCACCGGCACCTCGGCCACGCTCAATTCGTTGCCCGCCGCGTTGGCCGCGCTGGCCGAAGCAATCGCCG